TTGCAGATACAACTAAAGTATGAGAATTATCTTGTAATATAATGAACTGGTCTTTAATCGCAGTACCACTAAAGCAATCATCAGTCAATTTAAAAAGCAAATTTTTAGTAGGTCTAACAGCAGTAATTACATCAGCAGCTAAATATGAAAAATCACCAGGGTTTACATAACCATTTACTCTAGCACCATTAGCATCTTCATATACACCTTGATTAATTATAATCGCAGGTAAATCAGTAGTAGGTTCGGTAACAATAGCACCAGTATAGATAGATTCACTAGTAGCGGTAAGAGATTCAGCAACAACAACCTGACCTTGATACAAAGTTGTAGAAGTAGGAACTTTTACTTTGATAACTTCTCTATCAGAAGGAAGTAATACAGGAACACAAATTTTAGTTGACATATTAAATCATCTCTCCTTTTTATTTTATAGTTTTAATAAATTTTTAAGAATTAGCATACTCTTTTAGTTTTTCAAATGAGGATTTATTTTCATCTTTATTGATTCCATCTAATAAAGGCATTGTGGAAAATTGAATCTTATCAGGATCGTTGGTTTTATTTTGTTTTAAAGCAAGATTTTCTGCTTCAATTTTAGGGGTTACAATAGCAAATACTTTTTCTTTAAAAATTTCAAAGTTATCAACACTAAAAAGTTTAACATTTAAATCAGTTTTTTCTTCTTCGGTTATGTAACTTTCATATTTCGAGTACAGTTCATTTGCCTTGTTTTCAAGATTTGTTTTCTCTGTTTTCATTTTAAATTGTTTTAAAGATTCTAAATCAATTTCAAGCACAGAATAATTAGTAATCAATTCATTTTTTTCAGTCTCAATAACTGAATATTTTGTTTCTATGTCAGAATATTTGGTTACTAATTCACTATTTTGAGTTTCTAAAATAGAATATTTATTTTCTACATCAGAACATTTACTGAATAATTCATTATATTTAACAGACATTTCTTCAAACTGTGCTTTGTAATCAGTAGGTTCACTACCAACAGAAATAAAATTACCTCTAATGACTTCTTCGGCTGATTCTAAATTTATAGTGGCAACATTATCTACAATATTATAAGTTATTCTATAAGTTTTATAAGTTTCTTCATCTTCAATATAAGCATAAGTTTCATCAAAACAATTAACCCAATATTTAAAATATTCATAATCGCCTTGCTTATACTTATATTGAGATAATCCATTTGATAAAATATCTCTAATTTGATTGGAATTTAAACTAAATTTTTCTACAGCTTCTTTTATCACTATATTTTCTTCCTCCTTTTCTTGTTTTATATTTAACTGAGATAATTGTTTGTTTGTAATATCAAGCATCTCAGAATAATCAGAAGTTGAATATTTAATTATTTTTGCATTAGCGTTTGGAATAGCCTCTAATATATATTCTCCAAGCAATGTAAATCCAACATATTTATATTCATCAATTTCAAGAAATCCATCATCTCTTTTATGTGATTTTTCAACACTTATTTCCATACTTAATTTTGTAGTTTCATTATTGTGTAGTCTTAAAGCTACATTAGGGAAATAATGCTTCCAAATTGCTGCGTTAATATATTGTGCTGTTTTACCATCTTCTTCTATTAATTGAGAATTATTAGTTTCAGGAACACAACCAACGCAATCTAACATTTCTTTTTGTTTTGTAGTTCGGGCATGATCGGTAAAATTAGCAGTATTTTTATTCCATACACAAATTACAGGCTTATTATAAAGAGTTGGTTCTGCATTTTTTATTGCTTCTAACGAAAAATATGTTTTATGCCTATTACCACCTGTTATGACAGGTTTTAATTGTATTAATGTAATTAAATTATCTTCTTCTAAAATTTTATAATGATCAATTGAAAAACTTAATATTTCACTCATATCACTCACATCACCACCTTTCATAGTTTTTCAATTAATATATTTTATTACCAGTTTCACCCCTTATCTTCCATTCATCTAATGCATCTTTAAGAATATTACTCATAATAAACACCCATGATTTCTTATGAGTAACTTCATTAAATTGAATATCAATAAAATGGATACCTTTTATTTCTACTAAAAATTTAGCAAGGGGAGGGGAGAAACATGAAAAAATATCTTCTTTATCTATATCTTGTGAGTTAATTATTTTCATGTAATCATTCCTAACTATTACTTAATTATTTAATTCATATCAATATAATATTGTAACTTCTGAATTCCACTCAATTCATTATTAATTTTACTAAAAACAAAAACACTATAAGATTGTTTATTATTAATTTCACTCCCAATCCAATCAGGTTTAATGAAATTATTCATGGTAGTTTCATCGGGGAATTCAACTTCTACGATTATCTTATTTGTGTCAATAAAATGATCAATCTCTGCAACTAATGAATTACCCAAATTAATTAAATATCTATCTTTTATTACAGGAATTTTATTAATAATTTCAAAAATACGATCATATTGTTCTTCAGTAATTGATTGCTCGATTTCTTCCCTAACACCACTTTTAAGGATATACTTTACCGTATGGAAATAACTTTCTTTCCCATCTATATCAGTAATTTTTCTTACACGAACATCAGGTGATATATTTGAATATACTTGTTCTATACGATATTGAGATTTTATTTTATCTTTGGGGATATCACCAATTAATTTATATCTTTTTTCTATCTCAAGCATTTTCCACCTTCTTTTATTACGTTTTTAAATTATTTGCATTAGAATCATATGTTTTTTGGTTTTCTCCACCTTCAGTAAGATTTGTTTTCTCTGGTGCTCCACCTTTATTATCAACATCTTTACCACTCATTTGATTACCACTAATAATAGGTAATAGTTTAGATTTTCTATCAAGTTCTTTTTCTAAATCTAACACTGGATCTATCTCGAATGGTTCAAATCCCCTAAGAGCATATAATTTTTCAATACCAGCATTTGACGAAGTTACAATTTTTAACTCTCTATCAATATCTTCTGCTTCTGTATAGCGATTACCATAAAACTTTACCGACCAATTATATTTTCTTGAAATAAGCATTAACTGCCAATTGATAAAGTTTTCGATTTGACGATATAGATGATCGACAAATCCATAGTCACCTTCTATAGAATATTTCAATACTAAGGCAGATTTAGTTTCTCCTCCCATTAATGTTGCATTAACCCCAACGCTACTCCAGTAAAGACTTTCTCCCATCCCATTAATATTATTCATACTTTGGTTTTGACTAAAATTAAACTGCTCACCTTTAAATGGAGAAGCTAATGTTCTAACACCTTTAGGTAAAAGAGCTTGAGTAGCAGAAACGATTTTAGAAGCTTCATTGTATTCCATAATAAATTTCTTTGAATCCGTATCATATGGTATTTGTTGAAATAAAAGAGTAACCGTATCTAATATAGTTTTTTGTTTTAATAAATCTTTATATGATAAAATCTCAAATGCATCTTTAAAAACTCCTTTGAGTGGGGGAGATGTATCTGCATGTAAAGGATCAAATGTAAATACATATGAATTTTCAACAGGAACAGGATAATACTGAAATCTTTTTAATCTATCTCCCGCAACACCTAATTCTCTCATCTGAATAAAGAATTTATATGCTTCATAAAACTCAGGAACAACTTCTCCTAATCCTACTGCCTTATCAAAAAAAGTTAAATCAAGAGCTATAGTATACCCATAATCCCAATTACCTGTTATATAGCAAAAATCTCTTGGTAAAGGGTACAACGTTCTAAAATTAGGCGTATCTTTAATATAATAGTAAGCAACACCACTTTGCATTACATCCCAAACCATTTTTTCCATTTGATATTTTACATTTAACTTTCTTAATAAATTATTGCAAGTATCCATAGAACTAAGATATTCTTTTTTACTATCAGCGTCTTTTGGTAATTTACTAAGAGGTCTTAAATCATATCTATATGTTAAAATAGATGCAAAATGTTTAATACTTCTCTTATACTGCATGATTGCTCCATCTAAAAATTGTGACACATCTCTTAATGCCTTTTGATTCCTAGATGGATTTTTTAACCATTCAGTTAATTGTGTTTGTGTAGGAACTAGAGGTGAAATATTTACGGATTGAATATAATCTTGTCCTTGTTGGGGATTATAAAACCCTCTATCATTTAAAGCATTAAGTTGATTAATGGTTTGTTTTAAAGATATAGCATATTGCTGTTGGAAATTATTCATATACTCAGCATCTATTTCAACTTGAGTGTTGGGCGAAGGAGGGTTATTTATATCAATATCTTTAATGTTTAAGATAGGGGAGGGGATAGGAGTTGTTTCTGTTTCTTTCTTTTTTCTTGGCAATTTATAATTTCACCTCCTTATTGTTATTTTAATGTTTATATTTAATAGTTTTAATTATGATGTATTTATATTGTTAAATTTATATAATTAATTAAAACTATATGTGTCTTCTTGGTGCGATGAAAATCCTTGAGGAATTATTAGGTATTGGGAGAAGTCTTGAACTGCATTATTTTTATTTACAACATTTTGTCTTCTTAAATCATATAAATAATGAGAAAGCATGATAATTGTGTAAAACCTGTCATCGTGCATTTTTCCTTCTTTTTCTTTTGCCATCCTATATGATTTACTTGTCTTCTCTGGATTCTCAAATTTATAAATAGATGTAATTTCAGTTTTCAAAACATCAATATTCAATAAAGATATTTCTTCTTCAATTGTTAATGATTTTGTTACCAATTTAATTTCTTCCCCAACTTGTTTTTGTAAAGTCACATATCCTTTTCCATCATATTCTTTAGGGAATTTGATTAAATCTAACTGCATTAATTCTATAAATTCATCACACATTTGAGTCCTATACTTCTGAGGAGATAATAAATTTATTTTATCACTTGCATTTGGATATTTATTTTCATACCCATCATACAATTCATATTTTTTATCCAAGAATCCTTTATGTTTTTGTCCTTTTTGATCTATCCAATCTTCTAATAAATTATCAGAATATGCACTAATTCCCCCTCCTCCGGCTCCAGCATCGATCTGAAGGACTTCTATATTTTCATAATCTGGGTGATTGCCGTTATATGCTAATATATTATCCTTTAATGCTTTAATTTGATCAGGGGATGCCATTTTCCAACCTTTTTTACTAGCTAAATCAACTAAGTTAGTACAATTTATAATTTCACCATAATAACCAATATTAGGATCAAATAAAATCTTCATTACTGTTACAATACTTTGATCTCCGCTACGGGCAGGATCAAAAGCTATAGCATATTTTCCACCTTCTGTAAAATGAAGTTCAGGAAGTATAAATGTTTCATTTCTCCTAATTTGTCCCCATTTTACAATTTGATTTACTCCTCCGTCCGTAGTAAATTTATTAAAATATTCACGTAAGGCTTTTTCTCTATTCCCTGCCATAGCATTATCAACTTTAGATTGTTGTAAAAGAGGGGGGTATTCTTTACCATCCATTAAAGGATGCAAAGGTATCTCACAAGGAATATCACAACAAAAATATCTCTTATCTCCAAGAAACATTTTTTTAGCAAACTCTTTATATTTTCTAAAAAATATTGTATCAACATCACTTGCTGAAGATGCATAAATAAGTTGTGTTGGACATTTTTTCCTTAATACTTTTAGATTAAAATCATCATCAATTGACGTTATAAAATTTAAATCTTGTGTTGCAAAAGCTTCAGATATAGCAATTAATTCATCAGAAGAGAAACCCGCCTCATCAAAAAATACCGCCGTAGCCCTCTTTGAGCGGTTATTATCTGGATTCCCGTTGAGAGTAAATATTTCGCTACCATTATAAAATTCAACATGGAATCCTGTTTGTGAATGACTAAATCCAGTTTTACATGCGGGAGATTTTACTGTTTCATTTGCGGCAATATCTTTCAAAGAAGCTATAGAATTTGAAGTCTTGCCTATTCTTAAACATATTTCCTCTAACTTAGTAAAAAGTTCTTGTGCTTGACTTCCGACCGATGAAATTATATATATTGCTTGATTTTCATATAGTATTGCTTTTAATATTATAAAAATTGCTCCTAAAAATGACTTACCAAAATTACGAGAACAACACCAAACAATATGAGGGGTGTTCCATGATTGTTCTAAAATATATTTTTGGCTATCCATCAACTTAATTCCGAGTAAAATTTCACAAGCAATTACTGGATTGCGTCTGAGAAATTTAATAAATTCAGAATTTTTTAAATATAACTCTATTTTTCTTGTGCTTAAAATATCTTTTGATCGTTTAACTGACAAATTAACCACCATCCCCAATAGGAGATTTATTATATTTATCAATTAAAACATTAAGTTGCCTATTTTCTTCTTCTAAATCTTCTATCCTTGATTGAAATTCTTGAACTAATTGTCTTTGGGTATTTATCATATCTGTATAATCATTTTCATCTAATTGTAATTGTTCAAGAAGACTTTTATTTGAAATATCTGCTGTTATTTTCATACCATATGCCTTATTTTGATCATAATAATCTTGTTCTGCATCTTCAAAATTTAACTCTCTATATTGTTTCATAAGATATGAAAGAGTAGATTTACCAGCAGATTTATCTCCACGATTTTTAACAGAGATTGAATTTTCTTTAGCAATTTTATCTGTACTAGTTACTATTTTATTTTTTGTATCTGTTAATGACTTTATTTCTCCTTGATTAGCAACTAAAGTCTTTGCATCATTACTTAAATTAGAAATTACTAAATCTATTTTTCTTATTTGATTATTGTTATTTACTAACTGTAAAACTTGCGAGAGTTTAAAAGCATCATCTAATAAATCTTCATCAAGATAAGTTATCAATTCGTTATATAAAAATCTTTGATCAAAATTGGAATATCCCTCAAATGGGTTATATCCTATAAGTCTGGTTACATCATCTTTAATTTGTAAATCTTGTTCTGTTAATTGGACATTATAATCTAAATCTTTTGCTTCAAGTTCTAAAGCATTTGTTATAAGGTCTTTCCCTGTATCTTTATCAAACAAAAACTTTGGATCAAAACCTAATAAAGCATTATTGATATTACCTAAAGAATTTATTTTAGTCATATAAATTTTCATAGGATGTGCGTTAGGTTTATTTATATATTCCTTAATTGTTCCATTATAATCACCTTCATTAAAAGGAATATCAAATTTCATACAAGTAATAATAATACACTTTTTAATATCTTCTAAAACACTATAATACGTATCATATGTACTCCAAATACATTCTTTGCAGAATACCATTACCCCTTGATTATCAGGATTATCAAGATTCAAACCTACATACAAGGGGGAATTGCTCTTGTAATGACGAGAAGATGATTTTACCTCCCCACACATTGGGCATTTTATTTCATATATCTTTTTTGATTTGGGTTGTGGTACTTTTTCAGTACCATATGTAACTTTAGGTATAAGTACCACCCTTTCTTATATTTTAAAAATCAAAAAATCATAACAAAACCATAAATTGATCACATTTTACCTAATTAAATACACAACGAAACACCCTAAACTACAAACCAATAAGGTAAATAGGGAAGGGTGCTTAAAGTATATTTAATTAATCTTCAAACTCATCTTCGCCATCCACAAACTCTATAACTTCATCTGCGAAAATATCTAACAATTCCTTTAAACAAGTCCTACACGGCCCAGTTTCTATAATCTTTTCAACAAATATGTCTAATAATTCATCATATGTAATTTTATCTTCACATCCATTACAACCACAACAAGGACAATAATTATCATTTTTTATTTCTAATTGTTCAGCTTCAAATTCATCAACCATCTTTTTAGTTTCTAAATCTCTTTCTCTTTCTAATTCAAAAAAATATAAATCTCCGTCTACCGGAATTCCATCTATTTTATAATTTTCTTC